GAGCGATTTGAAACAATGTGGCTAAATTTAGTTCGACAAAGAAGGAATCCAGGAAAAAGAGCTCCTTTTGACGATATGAGCATGCAAGGATTAACAGAAAGAGGCAGTATGATGGATGAATTATACAGAACTTCTGGAATGACTTCTGGTTATATGCCAGGCGGCTATGCTCCGCCTCAAATGACTTTTTCAAATCCTATTGAAGGTTTATATAACCAGTTAGCAAGCGTTAAAGAATCTCTTAATTCATTATCTGTATTAGGTATAGGAGATGAAATAATGCAAATGGAAGACATATTTGACGAAGAAAGAAATAAATAGGGGGGAAGACTATTGACGTTAGCAGCCAAAGAAGCATTTAAAAACGACTTACGTGCTAGAGGATATATAAATTTTACAGATTCTGAAATAGATTCAATGTATGAAGAGCTAAGTGCTCAACAAGATGAAGCTAATTCATTTTTTCCAATGGCAGATCAAATGGTTGTTCCTGATGATGACAACAGCCCTATATTTTCTCCCACAGATTATTTATCTCAAACTATACAAGATATAAGTTCTGCACAAGCAATTCCAGATGATAAATTTGGTATTGATAATGCATTAGGTCAAAACTTATGGGAAATGGCTGGTGGAGCAGCTTGGGAGTTTACCAATACAGCTTTATTTGGTATTCCAGGCCTTATTGACTATGACGATCATTTAGAAAATCTTGCAAGATATGGAGAATGGGCAGATAGGGAAGAATTAGAAGCTGCTATGCAAAGTGGAGAATTTACTCCAACTGCAGCTGGATCTATTGCTGCTGGTGTTGGTGGATTAGCAGGTTTCGCTATGCCTTTTGGACCTTGGGCTGTAGGCACAAAACTGATTCAAGGAGCTACAAAGAAATTTGCAAAAGAAGGCTCTGAAAGAATTGCTAATAATTTAGCAGGCAGGGGTTCTGCTATAGATGATTATCTTACAAGTATAAGAGCAACTAAATGGGGCAAGCTTTCTGAAAATCAAAGAAAATTAAAATTTAAAGATATAACAGATGATATTCGTTCAATTGGAAATGTTGGACAACCAGGGAATCCAGCTTCGAGAGAAGCGTGGGCTAAATCTTTTCAATTAACATCTCGCGATACTGTTAAAGAAGGTTTAAGCAGTTTGCAATTAACAACAAAACAATTAGATGAATTAATGGATTTAGTTCACAAAGGAGTTGGAACATTTAAAGGTGGAGCACTTCCTATAACAAAATTACAACAAAAACTTGCTATAGGGTTAAGTAATTTGGTAGGTGGAGCAGGTGTTAGAAACACTACTACTAATAAAATTGCAGAAGTTTTAGGTCACGGAATTGAAGAAGGGGTTATATTTGCAACAGTAGATACTTATTTGCAAGGTATGGCTGCTCTTGAAGGAAAAGTTCCTGTAGAAGACCTTCCTGGTGCAGCAAAGCATGCTTTTATATTAGGTAATTTATTTGCAGGAATTAGATTTTTACCTGGAGGGAAAACTCAAGGTGTAGTAACCCCAGCTTTACAAAAAATATTTAAAGAAAGTGGTGGTAGAACTGGAACATTTAATTATGATGTAACTAGTGCTACTGATAGAAAATCTATTGGTTTATTAGCAAGAAAGTTTTGGGACTTGGGAGGCAAAAAGTTTTTAAATGCAAAAACAGATTCTAAATTTAAAGGATACATTAGTTCTGTAGATGATATAAATAAATTAGTTAGTGGTAAATTTAAAGATCCAATTACTAATAAAATATTATCTGAAGAACAAGGTGCTGATTTGCTTCAAAAAATGATGAATAATTTTAGAACTGAATGGAATGGCACTTGGTGGAAAATGTGGTTAGGAGAAATGGCTGAAGATACTATCAAGTCATCACATAGAATGCTTTTAGGTGGCATTGCTAATGTATACAGCATATGGGGTGATGAAAATATTAGATTGTCTGACAAAGTGTTTTCAGCATTAGTAGGAGGCTTTATTACTAAAAAAGGAAGAGTTTTAAAATATACTAATGCCACTACAGGAGAAAGAAATACTGTTGAGTTCACAGAACGTCCTTTTACATTTAATGAGAAATTTAAAGATTTAAGTGACTTGCTAGCTTTTACTGGAAATAGAGATGTTGCTCATAATAGATTATTAGTAGGTTTAATGAATCAAGTTAATATTGATGCTAATTTTATTAAAGCTTCAGATACAAAAGATATTTCTTTAATAAGAAAACTTGTTAAGGATAATAATTTAATGGTTCCAGAAGGACAAAATGTTACTGTTAAAAAGAAGAATAAAGCCAATGAAAATGATCATCCAATATACAACTATTTATATAATATATTTTCAGTTTTAGCTCCTTCAGGAATGAGAATGAAACGTATTGATGAGATTACATCAACAGAAGCTAAAAAGTTTGAAAAACTACTTTCAAGTTCTGAATTTACTGATGTTATGGGAGGAAAAGGAATTGAGTTTGAATCTGATATAGACGATATTATTATTAGGTCTAACCAAAAAGCCTGGGAAAGTATAAAGGATGTTTACACCAAAGCAGTTGTTACTTCTTATAATCAATTAACTGGTTCAAATCTAACATATGATCCAGCAGCTAAAGAACTATTAGTACTAAGTAATATAAAATTTAATAAAACACCTACAGGAGCAAGATTACAAGCATTACAAGAGTTTAACAATGCAGTAAATATATTGCACGAAATTGGAGCTATAAGAAAATCTGACAATCCTAATCGTAATTTATTAAATGTAGATGAAAAGCTTTTAGATGTTACTGAAAAAACGTTAATGCAAAGTAATACAGAATTAAATAAAATATGGTATAATGGTGAGACTGTATTAGATGCTGGTAAATTAGTTAGAATAGGAGATGGTTTATCTGCTAGTTTTATTAAATCTCAAGGTTTCTATCATGGTGTTACTAAAATACATAAAATGCTATGGGATTTGGACAATAACGCTGGATTATGGCGTGATCCTAAAGATGGAACTGACCATGATGGATTGCTTTTAAGGAAATTTATTAATCAACATTTTAAAAATGCAGACAACTTATTATTTGACACTATTTTAGTTGAAGGTGGAAGAAAAGAAGATTTAGGTAGATTGCAACAAATAGTAGATGCATTTAAAGTTGTATTAAAACAACATCCAGAATCTGCAAGTGTTATGGTTGAAGGCACTGCTGGAACAAAAACAATTCAAGCAAAAGAAGTTATTAAATTATCTAAGTTACTAGGAGATAATGGTATAGTTGGTTTTAACAATACTAACACAGTAGATGTAGCAACTTTCTTGTCTTCTATTACAAGGTATGCATTAGATAGGAGATTAAAATTAAGATCTAAAGTTGTAAATGGTAAAGCTGTGCCTTTAATGGGAAGAGATAGGGCTGTAATTGAATTTATGGTTCAATCAGGTTTAGTAAAAGCTAATAATTTTGAGATGGCTGATATAGTAGGTGTAGTTCAAGCAGTTGCAGCATTACCTCAAATAAATAAAGTTATGGGAGGATTAAGAGTTAATCCATCTGTAGCACAATTTACATTTAAAGGAGCTTTTAAGCTAGATATGATAACAGACCCTGTATTAAAAAATCTAGTTGAAATGGGTGCAAAACACGCCAATGTAGCTCCATTAGACTTTTTAAAAGATATGATGGCAACATATAAGAAGTTTGTAGAGCCTTATATTTTTGACCAAAACACAGGAGCTGGTTTATTTAAAATTACAGCTAAAGCTGAATTAGATCCTGCTACTTTAGTTCATACAATAAATAGACTAAAAATGATAGAAACTGCTGATTTAAAAATAACGCATGAACAGCTTATGGATACTGTTATGAAATACAGAGATAATGTAGATTATACTGCTGATCAAAAAGCATTTTTATCAAGCATTTTAGGACAATACTTTGGCAAGTCTAAAGATACAACATCATTATTAGGGTTGTTAGCTAGGTTTGAATTATATGACCCTATATCAAATAAATTTGATTTTTCACATAAAGATGTTCAAAATAGAATAGATCAAGCTAGATCAGCTATGGAATTTATTAGCCCTAAAAATTTAAGCGAAGGCATTATAATGCAAAGAGTTAATGAATTGCAATCTATGAGTAAATCTGGGAAGTTAAACGATATAGATGTTTATACAAGTATATCTTTTGATGACTTTTTGAAAAAATATCATATGACTGACGAATGGACTTATAACCCAACTATGGATACTCCAGAAGGTATTTTAAGAGCTATCGTTAATAAAATGAGAGTTGAAAAAGATGGAGAAATAATATCTATTAATGATGTTAAAGATTTCAATATATTGAGACAGGGAATAGATGATGCTATAGGTGTGTTTAAAAACATTGCAGGACGTAGAACTTTTCAAAGATTTGAGGGTGTGCAAGGGTTTGGTATTTTCGCTGGCGAAACAAAAATGGCTGATAATTCTTTATTTAGGCTAATGGATACTGTTGTAGGAAACGGAGAGTATAATATTGTTAGCACTACTTATAATCTAAATGGTATTCCTACTAATATATTAAGAAACAAGTCTGCTATGAAAATGCTTGTAGCTGATTTAGCAGGTCAAGATATACAAATTAATAAAGAGTACAAATTTGACAATGTAGAAAGAGGGAAAACTGCAATTCAAGCTCACGGAGAACAGCTTCTCGTTATGTTTGGAGATATGAAATGGGCAATTGCTGTGCCTAAAAGAAAGTTAAATGATGTGGCTTCAAAATTTATTGATTTTATTGCAAAAACAGAGAAAGATCATTCTGGTGAAAAAGATATTATAAACAGGTTAAAAAAGTTTGCTGAAGAAAAAATAGAAGTCAAAACAATAAGTGAAGTAGATGCTTCAGGAAAAACTGTTGAAAAAGAAATTCGTACTTGGAAAAAATCTACAGATGAAGCCGATGGAACTTATCTTGAAGCTATGTTAAATTATATGTATATGGATAAACTAGGGCCATCTTGGTATTCTTATTTAAGAACTAATATGGACGGCAAAAGCCCATTAGGCATTGTTAAACTTTTAAGAAGAGTAAGAATGATGGCGAATGTAAGTGGAGTTGAAGCAAGTCCTGATTTATTAAATGCAGTTAATAGATTATATAAAGATTATAAAATTGACAAGGATGCTAGCAGAGCAATTGATGAACTGATAAACAATGATTTTAATGGTATTGTATTGCATGATGAAATGTTTGATACAAAGGATAGACCTTTATCTTTATTGCAAGACGCTAAAAAACAAATAGATGTAGAAAGTAACAGTTTACAGGGAACTAAATTAGCTGGAAAATATAGTTTTGATAAAATAGAAGATTCTCAGGGAAGATTAGTATTTGGAAAAACTGAAGATTCAAGTTTGACTGATTCATGGATGGTAGTTAATCCTAGTAAATTTAAAGCATTTAGTGCTGTATATGGATCAGGTGGCGTAGATGGCATTGGAGCATTAAAGCCAGTAATAGCTAAATTAGGAGCTAGCCCTTTACTTGGTAAAACTGAAATGACTACACA